CGGTGCCAATGCGGATCAGATTGCGCAGCAGGCGCGGAATATCGTTGTTTGGGATGGATGTATTCATGGATAAAAGAATGCCGCCCTGTCAGGCGGCATACAATTTGAGGCGGGTTGATGGCGGGTGGCACAACGTAGGGATCACTGACTGAGGAATATTAGTCAAACTTGAGCTGACACATCTAGTAGGTAGAACATCATCAAATCTGACAGTCTGGTTTGAGCGAAAAGCTGACGTTCATAAAATATTTCTGACCTCCAGTTAATTCTTAGCCATGAGCTGCTAAATCGCGGTAGAACAACCATTAAAACTTTTGTGCGATAGCATTTTTCTGCACTTCCCAGATTTATGCTGACCTAAACACGTGCTGTACTTTGCGCATACTTTTATTTTATGTTTACTCAAGAGATCTTGTGACAGGTATGAACAGTGTTAAGGCTGATGAAATCAGCGAACTGTTTGCCGTCGTCGCATCAGGCAGCTTTTCTGAATAGAGAAAATTTCTCCCGCAATCTGTAAATTAGTATCAAAAAGAGTGACTAAATGGACATTCATCATGTGGCAGCATTTTCATACCTTAGCACCGGTGGCAATCCTGCCGGAGTAGGGCTGTGCGATCGTTTACCGGATGCAGCCTTTATGCAAAAAATGGCATCGGAACTGGGATATTCAGAAACTGTTTTTGCAGCCCCTGAAGGGACTGGATGGCGTGTGCGCTATTTTGCGCCAGCTATGGAGGTAGATTTCTGCGGCCATGCAACCATCGCTCTGGGGGCAGTTCTGGCTCGTCAGCATGGAGACGGCGATTTTGCTCTGCACCTCAACCGGGCTGAAATAACGGTTAAAGGATATTACACCGGAAGGGAGTGGGGGGCCGCCTTTATATCACCGCCAACCCGTAGCAAGCACGCTACATCCAAGGCACTGCAAGATGCGCTCAGCCTTTTTGGCCTCAGCCACGACAAACTCGATCCAAACATCCCTCCAGCGGTGGCGCATGGTGGGGGCGATCACCTTATTCTTGCATTACGGGATCGTGAAACACTTAACGCCATGGCGTATGACTTGGCGAAGGGCGAGAAGCTGGCACGTCGTGAAGGGTATACAACATTCAGTCTGATCTTTGCCGAGAATTCACGCTTTTTTCATGTCCGTAATCCTTTTCCTGCCGGTGGCATTTATGAAGATCCGGCTACCGGAGCAGCCGCAGCAGCACTGGCAGGATATCTGAGGGACATCAGCTGGCCACACGGCGGATCGGTCGAAATCAGCCAGGGTGAAGATATGGGAGTACCCTCCCGCCTGCTGGTCAATATATCACCAGAGCAGGGAAGCGGTATCCAGGTCGCAGGGACAGTAAGGCGCCTGCGCTAAGTCAGCGCGGCCTAGTCTTCTTTTAAAGTACATGTTGATGTTAGCAACGTCAGCTTATGGCACAGAGCTGCCTGTCAGATTAGGTTTGGCTCTGTGCCGCAGTTATGTCAGGTGAAGTCTGAGCTAATAAGTATTAGCAATTCATCCTCTACAATCTTCATATCCTCCGCGTCCAGTCCTAACAGCGGGCGCGCCGGATACTGCATTTCTTTTGCACGGACGGAAGGACGATCCCGCAGCCCGTACTGATGCACTTTTGCCATCCGTTGCACCTGTCCGGTGAATTCCACCACCGCGTCGTCAGCGGTACCTTTGGCCTTCATATATTTTGCCGTGCGCAGTTTGGCGAACATTTCCCGCTTAATGCGGCCTTTCTTTGCCCGTAAAAGCTGCGGACGTCGCGGCGTGAACGGCTGCCCCTCCGGCGTGACCTGCTGTTTAATGCGCTGCTGCTGATGTTTGCGCAGACGCTTCGCAATGGTCGCCGCCATCGCCTTCCGGCTTTGCGGTGACAGCGCGGCAATCAGCCCCGCCAGGCGGGTATCAAATGCTGACAGTTCACTCATGCCACTGGCTCACTAACTCGCCGTGCAGGTACAGTTCACGCGGCCTTTCCACCGGCTCCGGCAGCGGCGGTTCAGGAAAATGCTCCACGTGCAGACCGGCATCAATCTGTTTGACAATCACGCGCTCGGTGAGCTGTACATCAATCGCGATATCGTAGGAACCATCATCCAGCATATCGGCCTTGAATTTAAAGCCCGTCTGCTGCTTTTCCGGCGTCGCCATGATGTCCGGCTGGTTCTCACGCAACCACGCCAGGATCGGGACAATAATCAGATCGCAGTCCTGGGCAAAGTTGGTGATCAGCAGTTCTGTCTGATACTGGTATTCAAACGACAGCGAACTGGCTAACGTGGAAACGATGCGGCCATTATCCACAAACATCCGCAGGGTGTCGGGGCTGGTTTGCAGCACCGGCAGGGCATCATTTAACGCTTTTCGCAGTTGAGCGGGTTTTAACACGGTGTTCCTCCTGGCATTGTTTGACCGCTTCCACCTGGAGGCCGCAGGCAGTCAGCGCGGCCTCCAGGTTTCTGACGTCACTGCTTAAATCGCCGTTAGTGGCCGGTGCGCTTGCCGGTATCGGGCAGCTCGTTACCGCCGGACAGCCAACGTAAATAATCTGCGGCGCTGGCAAAGTCGGGGCGTGCGTGCATCCGGCCAATGCCGTCAGGCAGACGAGCGCTATACCAATCGCGCATTTCCCGATTTTCATTGAGTAACCTTTGAATGTGAACTTCACGGACGCGTGCCTGCTCACCCGCCCGTGCGAGCTGGGTGCGCAGGCTTTGTTCCTGGCGTTCGCGCCTCAGTGCTTCATCGCTCAGGCGGTGAATGGCGTTATCGCGGCTTTCAATACCGGCGGACAGCGTGCCGATAATGCGCTGCGCCTGGTCGGCTTCATCATGCAGGCCACCAATACGCCAGGTTTGCAGCCCGGCCAGCGCGCAGGCTGCCAGCAATAAAATAATCATAATGCGCATCAGACACCCCGCAGGCAGTAGGCCAGTTCATTCGCGCGGCGGCGCTCCAGGCCGGTGACGCGCTCGCCCTTCACAAACACCCAGCGCGGCAACTGCTCGCAGGCGTCCCGCCATTTTCCCTTGCTGATAAAAAACGCCAGCGTGGATTGACACGCCGCCGCCACGCCGACGTTGAACGCAAAGGACACCAGGGCGTCATACACCGGCTGCGGCATGGCAACCGGCATGCAGCGCGCAATGCCTTTCTCCACCCGCATCACGTCTTCCACCAGGTTAACGGCGGCCTGCCGTTCGCTGATGTGCGTTTGCGGTTTCACGCCTGCGGTGTGCCCGATGCCGTTTGTCCAGACGCCCGCGCTGCACTGATAGGCGGACAGGCGGCAGCCTTCAAAATCAGCAATCAGTGCCAGACCGCCGGCGGAGGTTTTCAACGTTGGTGTTTGCGGCAGCAGCGCGGCAATCGCCAGAACAGCGGCGATGGCGCAGCGCCTAACGATTGATGGCTGCATTAATGTCCCCTCTGATGCCCATTTCTTTCAGCAGGCGGTACGTTTTGCGCCGGTAGTACCAGTTCACCAGGAAGGTGGCGACGCCGACGCCTGCCCCCACCAGAAAGGCAATATCCTGCGGCGACATTGCGCCGAGCCAGGCAAGAAAGGCCGCGACGCAGTAACAGATAAACGAGGTGATGCGCTCCATGGTCATCAGTCCCAAAGTGAAACGGTTTCACTGACTGCGGCCTGGGCAATATCCGGCAGTTCCACCGCGTAGCCATGGGGCAAGATTGCCCCCTGTGCGGCTAAGCCAACGTTAGCCGCGTAAACGTGTTCAACGACCGATCCCGTGCGCCCGTAATACCGCCAGCACAGCAGATCCACGGTGTCGCCCTGTTCGGCAGTGACTTTCATCAGAGCAGCCCGATGATGCAGTGAGACACACCGGCGACGTCGCTGATCGCGTTGCGGCCGTCACGCCATAAATCATCCACCGTGCTTTCCACGATTTCGGCCTTTTTGCTGCCCTTGTCTGTGGTGTCGTTATTCGGGTAACGCTCCGCCAGAAACGCGGCGGCAATAGACGCCACGGCGCGCTGATAGGCGCAAACCTTCACGCTTTCGTCATCAATCCGATCGGCGGGCACGTCTTCCAGAGCTTTAAAGCCCTGAGAAATCTGCGCATCGCGAAAGCTAAACAGTTCAGCGTTTACTTCGGTCATGGCAAACTTTGCGGCGGTGCGCAGACGTTTCGCGGTGACGGTGCCCTCCAGGCGCAGCGTGTCGCGCAGCTCAACCGGATCCACATCAGGCCAAAAGTGGGTATTTTTAATCGCGGGTTCCGTCGCGGCGTCCGGTTTCGGTGCAGGTACAACAAGAGACATAATGACCTCTGAATGGGGGGCGGTGGACGCCAGCGTTGAACACGGTCAAAGACCGGTCGCGGCTGGCGTGCCGCCCTGCGCGGGGCGCATGCTTTTTAGCTGCCGGACGCCTTTTTAATGGCAGACTCCAGGCGCTCAATGTCTTTTTTTACGCCTGATTTGCCGTCGAGAATTAAGGCACTTTTCAGACGCTCCAGGGCTAACGTGTCCTTGCCGCCGTCGCGGTAGAGATAGCCGATAATCTTGTGCAACTGCGCACGGACTTTATCGGGCATATCCTCAGCGTCAGTCAGTTCCAGCACTTCCAGCATCAGCTCAATGCTGACGGGTTCACCGGCGGTGCGGGCACGTACAGCCTGGTCGATCACTTCCTCCGTGAAGGCACAGCCCGCCGTGCGGGTGCCGAACGGCATTGCGAGCCTATGTTTAAAGGCGTAGCGGGCAATGTTCAGCGCACCGGCAATGTCACCGGCGTCAATACGCCAGATCATGACGGTCATCAGGATGGCATCCTGCGCGCCGTTCCCTTCGGCGAGTACGCCCGACACCCACGGGGCGTATTCCGGCAACAGCTTGCGTTTTAACGCAGCCTTGTCCTGGAAGGACTGGATCTTGTGCAGTGCCTGCTTATCGGCATTGAGCTTTTGCATTTGCAGTTCGTAGCCGGTGGCATGGGTCAACTGACCGGCGGCCTGCTGTGCGGCGATGATGGCGGACTGTCGCAACATGTGACGACGGCAAGGGCTAATCATGTTATGTCCCCTTTATTCCGCTGATTCAGGCTTAACGTCTTTAAAGGTGCCGAGCTGGATGTTTTCGACCAGGCAGCCGCCGCGATAGTCTTCAACCACGAAATCCTCATTAATGGATTCGTAGTTTTCGATACGGTCACGCTTTGGCACTTCTTCGATATGACGGCGGTGTGAACCATCCATCCAGTAAATGGACAGATTATCCAGGCGGGTGATCATGAAAGCATTGGCCGGGAAACCGGGCACGCGCACTGCCGGTAAGTTACCGATGCGCTTCTGGCTGATAATCATGTCCGCCGCCAGGCTTTCGGAATTCTCCTGCGCCTTGTTCACCAGCGGGAAATACTTGTCTGCCAGCAGCTGACGCCCGCAGATCACCACCAGGCCGGTATCGTCCTGATAAATCGGGTCAACCATGTTGTTGGTGGCATCCATCACCAGCGCGTCCAGGTTCTCAAAGTCACCCCCGGCACCGACGCGAACAGTCTCGGAAATCACGGCGTCATCCTCACCGAGAATTTTGCTCATCACGCGCTCCGGCGCATTGTTGCGGTACTTTTGCAGCCAGCCCACGTTCACGTCCTGCAACAGCGGGTTTTTGGTGCGGTTCGATGTCGCCGCACGCTCAACGCCGTTAAAGCCGATGGTGATGCGATCCAGCGCCTGGCGTTTCACGATGGCGTCACGTAAACGCGCCTGGAAATCCTGATAACGCGCCCAGAGATCGAGCGTGGCGTAGCGGAAATGGAAATCGTAGTTCGTCTGGCGGCACTCATAGCCCTCAGCGGTCAGGGTGTTGAAATCAGCCGTCTGGCGTTCACCGGTGCCGCTGGTGTCTGCCGTGCTGGCAATGGAGCCGGACACGCCGACGCCGACCTTTTCACCTTTCATTTCATCCACCGGAATGATGTTAATCATCTGCAGGAAGGCGGAAGATTCCTGCACGCGGGTCATCAGCGTCTGCGTTACCGTCGGCTCCACGCTGAATTTTTTATCCAGGTCGCCGGTGTCCACCGAGTTCAGCTCGGCAATGCGGGACAGGTAGGCGTTAAATTGAAAGCGGGTTGTTTGTTTCATGCGTTTTTATCCAAATTGGTTAACGGGTTAATCGCGAGCATTGTGCTTAGCAGTCGGTGAAATGAGCTGCATCACCCTTGCCGCCGCCGCTTGAAACGGGGCGCTGCGTGTAGTTCTGTGGGGCGGACTTCTCCAGCTTGCCTTTCAGCGTGCTGAACTGTTCGCGGTCATCTTTCGCGGTTTGTTCCAGCGCGTTGAGACGTTCTGTCAGTGAGGTTTGCAGCGCGGACAGCTTTTCATCAGTGGCTTGCAGGCCGGTTTCGACGTGTTCCACCACCACCTCCACCGCGTCATGGACGTCTTTGAAGCGGAGATCATCCGAGGCTGACTTACTGGACAGCAGCAGCTTCACGCGGGAGAACAACGACGGCGACGCCGGTGCTTCTTCCACAAACTCGAACGCCGTTTCTTCGGCGGCGGTAAAGAGGTTTCCGGCATCCTGTTTGCGGCTCGCCAGCGGGTTTTGCTGTGCCTTCGCGCTGAATTGCAGGTACTCGGTGCCGAGGCTGGCGGGGCTGTCGGTCACGGCCAGGCCGATCAGGTAGGCTTTGCCGGTGTCGGAAAACGAGGGATTCACTTCGATGGAGGTGTAAACCTTCTGGCGGGCTTTCACCATTGACACTAAATCCGGGGTCGGGTCGATATCGGCATACAGTGCCAGCTTGCCTTTCAGCGCGCCGTCAGCCACTTCTTCGGCGTAAACGCCAGCGACATCGCCGTACATACGAAACGCACTGTCAGGAAAATATCCCTTGATGTGCTCCATGTTGATGCGTGCGCCGTAGACCTTCGGGTCATAGGTCGCCGCCATCTGTTCAATCCACTCGCGGGTGATTTCGCGTCCGTCGGTGGTTGCCCCTTCGGTGCAGATACGAAAGCGCTTTGCTTTTGTTGCCATTGCCATTTTCTGACTCCAGTCGGTGTGTGCTTCTGAGGGGTTCAAGTTTCCAGACACACGCCCGACATCGCCAGCCGATGCGGGTTGATGCTCGATGGCACAACGTGGGCAGCAGGAAAATCAGCGTGCCGCCCGTTAACGTGGCAGTCATGAACATGACAAACTCAACCATCATCAGCGACCCACGGCGACAGGCGGCACTGCTTTACTGGCAGGGTTTTTCCGTCCGTCAGATTGCGGAGATGCTGAACCAAAAGTTACCGACGGTGCAGAGCTGGAAAACCCGCAATGCCTGGGACAACGTTGCGCCCATTGCCCGCGTGGAATTCAGCCTGGAAGCGCGCCTGATTCAGCTCACCACCAAAGACGTCAAAGGGAATGCCGATTACAAGGAGATGGAGGCGTTAGGCCGGTTAATGGAGCGCCTGGCAAGGGTGAACCGCTACGGTCAGAGCGGCAATGAGGTGGATTTAAACCCGAACGTTGCCAACCGGAATAAAGGGGAGCGTAAGAAGCCAACAAAGAACTTTTTCAGCGAGGAGTCACTAACGGCGCTGGAGAAAATTTTCTTTGAGAAATGTTTCCCTTATCAGCGTATCTGGTATGACGCGGGACTTAAGCACCGCATCCGCGACATCCTGAAATCGCGACAAATCGGCGCAACGTTCTTCTTTGCCCGGGAGGCGTTACTGCGCGCCCTGGCAACCGGCCATAACCAGATTTTTCTCTCCGCCAGTAAAACCCAGGCTTACGTGTTCCGTGAGTACATCATTCAATTTGCGCGCCTCGCCGGTGTTGAGCTGACCGGCGACCCGATTGTGATTGGCAATAACGGCGCGAAGCTGATTTTCTTAGGCACCAACTCCAACACCGCCCAGAGCCACAACGGCGACCTGTACGTGGACGAAATTTTTTGGATACCCAACTTCCAGAAGCTGCGCAAGGTCGCCAGCGGCATGGCCTCGCAGGAGCATCTGCGCACCACCTATTTCTCCACCCCGTCAGCGCTGACGCACGGCGCGTATCCGTTCTGGTCGGGGGAGCTGTTCAACAAGGGGCGGGAAAATCCCCGTGACCGGATTGAACTGGATATCGGCCATCACGCCCTGGCAAAAGGTCGGGTTTGTGAGGATGGCCAGTGGCGGCAAATTGTCACCATTGAGGATGCGTTAGCCGGGGGCTGCAACCTGTTCAACATCGACACGCTGAAACAGGAAAACAGCGCCGAGGATTTCCGCAACCTGTTCATGTGTGAGTTCGTTGACGACCAGACATCGGTATTTTCCTTTGCCGAGCTGCAGCGCTGCATGGTGGAAAGCGCGGAGGAATGGCAGGATTTCAGCCCGTTTGCCGTGCGTCCGTTTGGCTATCGCGCCGTCTGGATTGGTTACGACCCGTCACACACCGGCGACAGCGCAGGCTGTGCCGTCGTGGCTCCGCCGCTGGTGGACGGAGGAAAATTCCGCGTGCTGGAACGCCACCAGTGGAAAGGCATGGACTTCGCCGCCCAGGCGAAAAGTATTGAAGAACTCACAAAACGCTACTGCGTGGAATACATCGGCGTGGATGCCACCGGCATCGGCCAGGGGGTTTTCCAGCTTGTCCGGCAGTTCTTCCCCGCCGCAATGGAAATCCGCTATAGCCCGGAAACGAAAACGAAAATGGTGCTGAAAGCGAAAGACACCATCACCTCCGGCCGCCTGGAATATGACACCAATCACAAAGACATCACGTTGTCATTCATGGCGATCCGCAAAGCCATGACCGCCAGCGGCAGCCGCTCCACCTACGAGGCTAGCCGCAGCGAGGAAGCCAGCCACGCGGATGTCGCCTGGGCAATTATGCACGCATTGCTCAACGAACCACTGACCGCCGCGAACGGCGGCCAAAGCCCTAACATCCTGGAGTTTTATTAATTATGAGTAAGCGCAAATTCCGCAAGGCGGCACAGACAACGGTCACGGCAACGGCACAGCAGACCATCGGCGCGGAGGCGTTCAGCTTTGGCGATCCGACGCCGGTATTAGACCGCCGTGAAATCCTGGATTACATCGAATGCACCGGTAACGGCCAGTGGTATGAGCCGCCGGTCAGCTTTGACGGCCTGGCTCGCACGCTGCGGGCGGCGGTTCACCACAGTTCATCGCTGTATGTGAAACGTAATATTCTGGCCTCGACCTTTGTCCCGCATCCACTGCTATCACAGCAGGAGTTCAGCCGGTTTGCCCTGGATTACCTGGTGTTCGGGAATGCGTTTTTAGAAGTGATCCGCAACCAACTCGGCGACGCCGTGGTGATGAAAACCGTGCCTGCAAAATATGCCCGCCGAGGTGTGGAACCAGATACTTACTGGTTTGTGCAGAAGTGGAAGGATGCCCATCAGTTCGAAGCTGGCAGCGTGTTTCATCTGATTGAACCGGACATTAATCAGGAGCTGTACGGCCTGCCGGAATACCTCAGCGCCCTGAACTCAGCCTGGCTGAATGAGGCCGCCACGCTGTTCCGCCGTAAGTATTACCAGAACGGCGCGCACGCCGGATATATTCTCTACATGACAGATGCAGCACAAAGCAGCTCGGACATCGATCAGATGCGCAAAGCGATGCGCGACACGAAAGGCCTGGGCAACTTCCGTAACCTGTTCATGTACGCGCCGAACGGCAAACCTGACGGAATCAAGATTCTGCCGTTAAGTGAGGTCGCGACGAAAGACGATTTCTTTAACATCAAGAAAGCCAGCCAGAATGACCTGCTGTGCGCGCACCGCGTACCACCTCAGATGATGGGGATTATTCCGGAAAATAGCGGCGGATTTGGTGATTCGGTGAAGGCATCGCAGGTGTTTGTCAGGAATGAGTTGACGCCATTGCAGGAAAGATTCAAGGAGTTGAATGCGTGGTTTGGGGAGGGGGTGATCAGGTTTACTTCTTATGAGTTAACGCCGGAGTAAGACAACAAAGCCCCATAGTATGGGGCTTGGACTACTTTTTATCGCCCAGTGACCTGCCCCCAGGATTAGATACAACCGTCAGTTAGTAATGTCGGTTTGTTTACCTTCACATTTTCCATTTCGCCACCGTGCTGCAAACTCTGATGGCGTCAGATAATTCAGTGCCGAAT